GCCAACATCAACCGCGACCCCAAGAAAGGCAAGCCGTTTGCGCCGGCAGATTTTGCGTTGTTCCGCGAACGCGAAGAACAAAGGGCACAGCTCAGTCCTGAGGTGGCTGCTGTGGCTTTGGCGCTGCGGCATGAGGACAAGGCGCCACCGATTTTGCTGACGGCATGGACAGAGGTGCTGGCCAGCGCCACCGAGAGCGCCCAGGTGCCACCTGTGCGGGCATTGTGCAGTGATGACGGACGTGTATGGGTGTTGGCCCCCAGCTGGGAGGGCCGCAACATCCGTGGTGGCCTAGTCATGACCAGCGGCTGCGCCCACGGTGATTTTGTGCTGCGTGACATTGACCGCACCCTTGCCACGTATGTGGTGCAGGTGCCAAAGCGGCAGTTGGCAGGTTGGCTAGAAGCTGGACTGCTGCTGGTGTGCGGGGAAACCTCGGATCATGGACATCCTTGCCCTGCGAACGTCAATCGCGGCAACCCTTAGCAGCCTGATCGGCACGTACACGCTGGCAAATGGCAGCACGACGCCGGCAATTTCGGTGCGCGGCAGCGGCGAGAGTCTGCCGGCTGGAACGCGGGTGACTGGAATGGAGGTGGTGATCCTGCGCGATCCAGAGCTGCAGGCCATCCCTAGCTATCAAAAAGGCCAGGCGTTCAATCGGTGGACGCTGTATTTGGTGGATTGGGACAGCACCAGCAGTTTGCAGGAGGCTGCCGGGAAGCTGATCTGGGCATGGCCTGGCAGCAATGCGGTCAGCATCAACGTGCCGCAGAGCGTTGGGCCACGGCACCAGATGCGGGTGGATCTGCAGACGAATCCTGAGACGTACCCGTGATGCAAAAGCTGCTGCCGGTTATGGGTGCAGTGCTGGCGCTGTTGACCACTGTGGTAGGGACCACGCTGGCGATTGATCAGCGGTATGCCAAGAGCCAAGAGGTGGAACAGCAGTTCCGAGAGGCACGGCGTCAGCAGCTACGTGATCGGATTTTTGAGCTAGGGCTGAAGCCGAATCCGACGCCAGCTGATAAAGCGATGCGTGAGTATCTGATCCAGCAGCTGAACGACGCAAAGTAAGGCGCGGAAACCTTGGTGTAGACAAGCGCCCAGCGGTCCATGAGTGTCCTTCCTGGTGGCGGTGACGCCTATTCCCGCTCTGGGTTGGCGATCCCGACGCACGACTACATCGCCAACACCTATACCGGCAGCAATCTGACGCAGACGGTCTTTCGTCGTGGTGGGGCGAGCGGCACGGTGGTGGCGACGTTGACGATGACCTACGACGGCAGCGGCAACCTGCTGACAGTTACCCGGAGCTGAGCAGATGCCATACACCTATAACCCCCTGCTGGATGCAGGACTGGATCAGACGGGTAGCGGCGGCAGCGCCACAACGCCTGGTGGCAGCAACACGCAGCTCCAGTTCAACGACAGCGGCAGCTTCGGCGGTGACGCCGATCTGACGTACAACAAGACCACCAATGCGTTGACGATTGGCGGTGATGTCACGCTGAACGATGGCGGCAGCTTCACGACGACGCTGCAGACGATCACGCCAACGGCAAACCGCACCCTGTCGCTGCCGGATGCCACTGGCACCGTGGCGCTGGTAGCAGGTAGCAGTGGACAGATCCTCTACAACCTCAGTGGCGCTGTTGCTGGCACCAGCATCACCTTCAGCAGCACCACCGGCACCCGCTTCACGCTGCCCTTTGGCTATGGCTCTGGTGCTGGTGGCACCGTCACTCAAGCCACCAACAAGAGTACGGGCGTCACGCTGAACACCCGTTGCGGTCAGGTGACGATGAACAACGCCGCGCTGAACGCTAACACCACGGTGTCGTTTGTGCTGACCAACAGCGACATTGCTGCTGGTGACGTGCTGGTTCTGAACCACATCAGCGGCGGCACTGCCGGCTCCTATCTGCTGAATGCTCGCTCTGCGGCGGGCTCAGCAACCATTGATGTCCGCAACATCACAGCGGGCAGCCTGAGCGAGGCGATCGTGATCGCCTTTGCTGTCATCAAAGCCACTACCGCCTGAGGATTACCATGGCTCAATTCACTGTTGACATTCCTGATGAGCTGCTGCCGGCCTTGGCGGCCGAGTACAGCATCGTCGCTGCTGCCGGTAGCACCGCCGCTGCCAGTGCTGAGGAGTATTTCGCTGCCAGCGTGGTGGAAACCGTGCGCCAGCGTGCTGAGATTTACAAGGTTGGCCCGTATTACGTCGGCCCTGTGGATCCGCAGTTCAATGCTGATGGCACGCCCTACGGCGTAGACAACGACACTAACGGGGGTGGGGTGTGAGCTTAATCCTGGCTAAGCCGACTGGAGCAAAGCTGGTGTTTCACGTGCCGGCATTCCCCACCAGCCCTGCGCCAACGAATGGGCAAACATGGACGGATCCTGTCACGAATGTGAGCTGGACCTATCAGACCAGCACCAGCACTTGGAGGCTGACATGAACTGCGGCCTTGTAGTCGATGCCCCTACTGCTGCTGGGAGGATTGAGCCATGAGTTGGATAATTACGCCTGGCTTTAGCTTTGACACTGACGCTGCTGGGTACATTGCCGCTGTTGAGGCTGCTGACGGCGAAGCGCTGGAGACGGGCACCCGCTATGCCATTGACAACTTCGTAATTGGTTGCAAGCAAGATGGCATTTGGGATGCAATCAAAGCCAGTTGCATTTTGGCTGGAGCACGAACGTTAAGTGGGGCGCTTGTTCCGCTGAAAGGTACGGCGCCCACCAATTTTAATTTCGTAGCTGGTGACTACAACCGTAAGACGGGGTTAGTTGGGAATGGGAGTACGAAGTATTTGAATAGCAATCAAAATAACAACGCTGATCCGCAAAACAATAGGCACCTTGCAGCGTATGCAACAACCTCACAACCATCTGGAACAGGGTTTTATATTGGGGGACGGACTTCTGCAGGCAGCAACATAGGCGCTTCTACTTTGGGGTCAGATAGCAACCAGCATTTCTCTAGAAGCAGTTGCGCAACACTGTCATATGTAGGACCTACTAGCAATGGCCTTCTTGGGACTAGCAGATCCTCGTCTAATACTTATATCGCAAGAAATGGACAGGCAAATACCGCTATATCGCAAAATTCTGAGGTGCCAGCAAATCGTCTTTTAACGCTTTTTTCCTTAAATCAGGATACCGGCGTCGCATCCGGAACCTACTCCAACGCCCGCATCGCCTTCTACTCCATTGGTGAAGCCCTCGACCTCGCCAAACTTGACGCTCGCGTGTCGTCTCTGATAACTGCCATTGGAGCTGCTATCCCCTAACCAGCCCCACTAGACGCAATGACTTCTGCGCCCTGGCGGTGACGCGGGGCACCGGCTGAAGACGGAGCAACTAGGGCGGGGCCGAAAAAACCAGCAGCGAAAGACGTTTCTAGGTTTGACTGCTTCGCTCCAGTGAAAAATCCGGGGCCGGATGCGGTTTCTACTTCTGTACGCCACCTCACCTATGGCCATCACTGCTACCCGACGCTCCGAGCTGCGCAATATCGATTCCCTGTTGGCTGCGGGCTGCTCAAAGCCGGAGACCAAGCACCTTCGCGGCTTGCTCTTGGGCGCTGCATGGCATCCCGACTACACCTCCCAAGAACTGAAGTACATCAAGGGGCGTCTGATCGACCGCTTTAACCAAGAGGAGTGCGCCTGGTAGACCTGCACACTACGGCGCGGGGAAACCTTGGGATAGACACCAGCGCCCCATGACGCCTGAGGAAGTCGCCGGCCTAGCCATTGCGCTGTTGGCCGGCTCTGAGCTGTTGAGCTACATCCCCAGCGTCCGGGCCAACGGCTGGGTGCAGCTGGTGCTGGCAGCGTTGAAAGGCATTGCCGCTGCTGCCCAGGAAGCCAACAACGACAAAAAGAAGGGCCGCCTCCGGTGATTGAAATCTGGGCAGCGTTGGTTGGAGCCGCTGTGGCTGTGGGCGCCGGAGGTCTCGGCAGCTTTGTGCGTCGTGATGAAGAGTCCGCAAAGTCGGTGGTGCGGCTCACCGCTGCCGTTGAGCACATCGCCGGTGAGGTGAGCCTCCTCCGCGCTGAGATCAAGGCCGACCGCCAGGAGCTGTATCCCCGGCTGAACACGCTGGAGCAGCGGGTGGCTGTGCTGGAGTCGCGCCAGTGACGATCCGCCTCACCGACGCAGCGCGGTTCTACCGAGAGCTACCGCACCAGATCGCGGCGTGGAACGCCCTGCAGGAACAGGTGCCCCCCGAGGCGCTGAAGGAGTTTGAAGAGCTATACCGCTCCGCCCCTGCTGCCAAGGAACCGCTGGATCCGGCGTGGCTGGCACCGACGCTGACGTTCCTGCGCCAGTGGGAGGGCCTGCGGCTGGAGGCATACCGCTGCAGCGCGGGTGTACCCACCATCGGCTATGGCACCACCAGCATCAACGGCAGAGCCGTGCAGCTCGGTGACACTTGCACCAAGGAAGCCGCCGAGGAGCTCCTGCGCCAGCAGGTGCTGGAGACCTATGCGCCGGTGGTGTTCCGCCTGCTGCCAATAGCGCAGAAGTGGAGCCCCAACCGCATCGCGGCGCTGCTGTCGTTCACCTTCAATCTTGGCGCTGGCGCCTTGGAGGAGTCCACGCTGCGCAAGCGGCTAATGGCGGGCGAGGATCCGGCGAAGGTGGTGGCCGAGGAGCTACCGAAGTGGGTCCATGCGGGTGAAGCGGTGAGCGTCGGGTTGGAGCGCCGCCGTGCAGCGGAGGTGGCACTGTTCACCGCCAACGTGAGCACCCCGCTCCAGCAACAGACGGTGAGCAATCCGCTGCGGGTGCCTTACTACTCCCAGCGCGACAGCCAAGTGCCGGGGCAAGGGCCGCGCATGTGCTTCAGCAGCACCTGCGCCATGTTGGTGGCGTACCTGAAGCCGGGCGCACTGAGCGGCGCCAACGCCGATGACGACTACCTCAAGCGTGTCTTGAGCTATGGCGACACCACCAGCGCCGACGCTCAGCTCCAGGCGCTGTTCAGTTACGGCATCAGCGCCAAGTACCGAGAGAACTGCGGCTGGGAGGACATTGAGCGCAGCATCGGCCGCAGCATTCCGGTGCCGATCGGCGTCCTCCACCACGGCCCCAGCTCCAAGCCCCAGGGCGGCGGCCACTGGCTCCTGAGCATCGGCGTGACCTCCTCGCACGTGCTGGTGAACGACCCCTACGGCGAGATGGATCTGGTGCGCGGCGGCTACCTCAACGCCAAGGGCGCCGGCCTGGCGTATTCCAAGGCGAATCTAGGCCCCCGCTGGATGGTGGAAGGGCCTGGCACCGGCTGGGCCATCATTGCCAACCCATGAACGGCATCACCACTGAAGTGGCACCAAGCCTGATCAAGCTGGAGCGCGATAGCGGTGCTGTGCTTTGGATCGCCTATGCCAACGGCATCACCTTCATGTCCTACAGCGAGACCTATGCCCGCGAGTGGCTGGCCCGCGAGTCGGACAACGGGCCGGAGGCTGCCTAGCTGCAAGGCATGGACGTGCGCTAGCTAATGCGCTAGTGTTAACGAGTCGGAAGCGATGGGCAGCGCCCACTACCGGTCACCACGCAACCGACAGGGGCGGACGCAAGCACCCCGGCATCAGCCACAAGGAGCCTGCCCCGGAAAGCCGCACACGACGGGTCACCACGAGCGGCACCCACTGAGGCCACAAGCCGGATAGAGCGCCCCGGATTCTCTGCAGCGGACACGAGAGCTGTCAGCCCTGCTAGGGGAGCTGCGATCGCCTAGCCAGCTGCCAGGGGCTGCAACCCTGGCACCCCATTCCACCTCGGCAGGCAGGCACCTCTACACGCCGCCGCCGGATACCAAAGACATCCGATGACCGACATCACCATCGCCCGCACTGCGGGCCGCATCACCGGCACCGCCTTTGCACAGACCCGCCGCCTCGCCCGTCAGATCGACTGGCAGGAAGTCGGCCAGATCGTCCTGCACGGCATCGTCACCCTGGCGGTGATGACCTACCTGGCCGGTGAGTTCACGGGCCGCGCCCTGCACCACCTGAACAATCAGCTGGCAGGGCTGTGGCGCCGCCTCTGGGTGCCGGAGCTTGAAGTATTGGCTGAGCCTGCTGCTGAGCTAATACCTCAACCTACCGTCAAAGAATCGCCAACTTTGACAGTCTTGGCTTGGGCGGCTGAGAACCGTGAGCAGTGTGCCAAGCGCCTGCGTCGTCAGGGCTGGACACAGCAGCGCATTGCCGACCATTTCTTAGTCTCCCGCTCCACGGTCCGTCGCCTCCTGACCGCTTAAGCCCTTAGCCACCATCAGACACTCAAACATCACAACCGCCTGCCAACGCTGCGGGTGAAACGTGCAATAGCCCATCCCACACACACGCCAGAGTTTGCCGTTGATGGCATGAATCAGCTCAATGCGCGGCTGATCCACCATCGCGGCAATTTACAAAGACCCTCTAGGTAGCCAAATGGCTTGGGGCGAGTGGATGGTGCCCAAGCCTGGGCCAGAGCACCTGCTTACCCTTGAACAGCAGCGGCGTGCCATTGCGGCATACGACCTTGGACGGGCTCAAGACATGCTGCTCAAGCTGTGTCAGCTGACGATGCACCAGGATCTGATCCTGCGCAGCGCTACGCGGCACATTGCAGCGCTGGAGTGCGAAGCGGCTCTACGCGATTAAGCTGCAGCCGCAGCTTGCGCAAGGTGATCTGATGGCGCTGGCTGATCG